TTATATAGTATCTTCTTGCTTCTCTTAAAAGCCCTCTCATTATTAGCAATTCTAAATTTAAGTCCGAACATCTTTACATGATGGAACTTCTTTTTAGAGTTATAGCTATCTTCAAAAGTTTTTATGCTAAACATAAACCCTCCTATAAAATGTCTCATATTTATTATTGGTAATGAGACTTAACCAAATCTTTTATTTAACTATTCATTATGCTCAACAGTATTACTGCAAACATTATTAAGGCTACGCCTATTGTCATCGTCATCGTCATAATTTACCTCTAAGTTATTTAATGATTCTTTGATTTTTCGATTTCTCTAATCAATCAATATAATAAGTATTTCACAATTTTAGTTCTAGGTCAATACTTTTAATAAAAAAAGTTCATTTATTTTTCTATTAAAAATATAGCCAGTTTTATAACATGGCTAGGTTATCGGGGATNAGATTCTTNTTTCTTGTTCTCTAATAATATGAGCTTGTAAATCTATCGGTAAAGCACTTTGCTTAACTGTATGCCATTGACTAGGCAACAGTCCATTTTTATTATTAGCTTTTCTATTGTAATGTTTGCCATTCATTAAAGAAGTTAACATTGCAACGTGTTTTTCTTTCGAATAGTACCCTTTTAAAAGTTTTCTTTTCTGGTTCTTACTTAGTTCTTTTGGCTCTAAGCTTTCAACATGCTGTAAAACTTCAACAGTACCACCATCAACATGATTAATAATTACTTTTTCCATTCCCATAATATATACCTCTATGGTTGTTAATGCTTTTCGGAGTATCCTAGTAAGTCATGAACAAATTGTAGCACCATAAAAGTAAATATGTAAACTAAAGTATACAAAATTTATATATTAAATATCTTGTAAAACTTTGCAAAGTATGATAAAGAAATACTAATAAACTTTTAAATATTATAAATCTTAAAAAGTCAATAGTATTTATGAATTATTTTAACTAAAGTACTGTATAAATATACAGCATCTTAAATGGCTCGTATTGCATTTTCTAAGGGTGGTTAAGGTCTCAACATCTATTAAAGGTTTATAAGCTTAGAGGGGCTTAGAATTGATGTTTATAAATAAGAATGATAATAGATTATAAATGATAAAATTATAGATAAAAAAAACCCCCAATAAAGGGGGCTATTGAAGTTTAATAAATTTTATCTGGCTAATTTCTCCATTATTAATCTATTAGTATCTATTGTTTCTTGAAGTTGTTTCAAGTCTGAATCATTCATAGTTAAACAATTTTTTCTGATATAGCGTTCCAATTCTAATGCCTCAGACCATAGACAATCTCTTATAATTTCAATTTCATTATTAGTTAAGTTTTTCATTTTTTTAAATCCTTATAAAGTTAATATCTCCATTATAATTACATAGTTTAATTTCAAAAGTCAATAGTATTTATGAATTATTTTAACTATATTACTGTATAAACATACAGTATCTTAAATGCCCTGTATTGCATTTAAATAGAAAATAGATGTTGGGCTATTGCTCAAGTGTTTAGAGCTTTAGAAGTTGTTAGAGGATACTTTTATATTAATTATTGATAATGTATTATAACCATCGAATTAATAAGACTCTAAAAAACTTCATAAACTAGATAAACTAGATAAGGGGCTTATCAAATCTTTTAAAGTGTGTCTAGTTTTTATACATATATTATATATACTTTAACACTTGTAAAATTTATAAAGTTATGATAGGGGAATTGACGTTTATAAAGTACTGTACGTTTATACAGTGTCATACGATTTAGTTATAATGTATTATAAGGGGGGCAGGACTGCCATACCCCCACCCACCCATATATCTAAATTACATACATTTTTACCCAATATCGGTATAAACCAGTTAGCCGCATACTCCTAAAACTTCATAATGTTTCAGACATAAAAAAACCCCTAGTTTTAGTAGAGGTTTGGATAGGTTTTACTGGTGTTGAACCGGGGGACGCTTTCAACTTTATTATACACTTACTTTTAAAGTTTGTCAAGTCTTTTTGAAAATACTTTTAAAGTTTATAAAGTACTTGACAAACTAAGAAATGATGTCTATAATAGAAGCATGAGTTACTTACCAGAGAAGAAACGGAATCTTACCGAGAAACAAGAAGCATTCTTGAATAATCTCGTAGAAACTGGTGGGGATTTCAAAAAGTCAGCGGAACTTGCAGGATATTCAGGCAATCACTATCAAATATTAAAATCATTAAAACACGAAGTAGTAGACTTAGCCAGTGACGTACTTGCGAGGGAAGCCCCTACAGCAGCATTCAAGCTTATAGATATAATGAAATCAGATAAGCCTGTTCCTCAAGCTAACAACAAGCTACAAGCTGCACAGACGATACTAGATAGGACTGGTGTTGTTAAAACAGATAAAGTAGATATCAATCATAGTGTTAGTGGTGGTATATTTATACTACCAGAAAAGCACACAATTGATATAGAAGCAGAGGATGCGGAATATAGTCCGCTGGACTAACTTATGAAACTCTGGATAACTGAACACGTTAATGAAGATGGAGCTGCAATAGGTCCATACATTAAAGCTGATACAGTTGCCCAAGCTAATAGGATAGCAATACAATATGGATTGTTAGTATTAGGAGAAATCCAAGAACTAGAATACAACAACGAAGAAGAAAAAAGGATAGTCCACTAGGACTAGGATAATAGACTAATGAGCATTACATATAGAGGAGAAACATTCTCAGGATATAATAAACCTAAGAGAACTCCAAAACATCCAACTAAATCACACGTGGTGTTAGCTAAAGAAGGCAGCACTATTAAAATGATTAGGTTTGGTGAACAAGGAGCTTCTACAGCAGGTAAACCTAAAGCAGGTGAGTCTGCTCGTATGAAAGCAAAACGTAAATCTTTTAAAGCTAGACACGCTAAGAACATTAAGAAAGGTAAAATGTCTGCAGCTTATTGGGCTGATAAGGTTAAGTGGTAAGTGGCATACTCTCAAAAAGTAGTTGATAGGTTTGAAAGTGTTTTAAACAATCCAGCAAAACATTCTGTTGGAAGGTTTGACCCTAAAGACCCTAATGTTGCTACAGGAATGACAGGTGCTCCTGCATGTGGTGATGTTATGAAGCTACAGATTAAACTAAACGATAACATTATAGAAGACGTTAAGTTTAAAACATATGGATGTGGAAGTGCTATTGCATCCTCAACTTTGTTTGTAGATATGTTAAAAGGTAAAACTATAGAAGAAGCTAAACTTATTAAAGATAAAGATATAGCAGAAGCTTTAGAGTTACCACCAATTAAACTACATTGTAGTGTGTTAGCTGAAGATAGTATTAAAGAAGCTATAAAAGATTGGGAAAATAAATTAGCACATAGAAGACACAATTATTATGGGTAAACAAATAGGAAGCGATGCAACACCTATGACTTTTAGAAAAAGTATCTATGGTAAAAGTGATGGAGGTAAAGGTGCAAGACCTAGAATAAACACGCACTCAAAACAATACTCAGATAACTGGGATAGAATTTTTGGTAAAAAAAATGGCGACAAAGAAAAAAAGTAAATCAACCGTAAACAAAGCTGGTAATTATACCAAGCCAACTTTGCGTAAGAGGCTTTTCAACAGAGTTAAAGCCGGTACTAAAGGTGGTAAAGCCGGTCAATGGTCTGCTCGAAAAGCCCAGCTCTTAGCAAAATTATATAAAGCTGCCGGAGGTGGTTATAAATGATAATAGGATTAAAACAATTGATAGTAGAATTAATGGACAAAGCAAAGAAATGTTATGCAAAGCTTTTTAAAAAATGTTTAACACCAACAAAAAAGAAAAATGTCAAGTCTAAAAAAGTCACAAAGAAGTCTTAGAAATTGGACAGAGCAAGATTGGGGTACCAAAAGTGGTAAGCCGTCTGCGAAAACGGGTGAGAGGTATCTCCCAAAGAAGGCGATTGAATCATTATCGTCTGAAGAATATGCAAGAACAACAAAAGCTAAACGAGAAGGAACTAAAAAAGGAAGACAGTTCGTTAAGCAACCTAAAAAAATAGCAAAGAAAACAGCAAAGTATAGATGAGAGAAGGATATATAAAAAGAGCTACATCAACCATACCCTTTGGTTATGAGTTAGATAACGAAGCAAGTAGTTTTTTAAAACCAATAGAGCCTGAGTTAGAAGCATTACAGGTTGCAGAGAATATGGTAGTCAATGAAGAAATATCATTACAAGCAGCATGTGATTGGTTAGAATATAAGACGGACAGACGAATGTCTGCTCCGGGCTTGAAAAAACATATAGATAAAAAATATGGATTACGAAGCGAAAGATTGGGAAATGAACCCACATCTTTACTTGCAAGATAGCGAAGGCAATTTTGTATTAAAAAAAGATGGTACGCCTCGTAAAAAAGGTGGACGACCTACTAACGATGCTGAAGCTGTAGCACGTAGAACCGTATCACGTAAACAAAAGAATATTCAAAAGCTAGAGCAAAAGCTCAACAACGCTAAGAAGTCATTCAAAAAACAAAAAACAACTCTTGAAAAGCTTGACAATACTAAAGAAGGTATTGTTACTGACGATGATTTAAGTAAACTTCCTAAAGCTGTACAAGAACACTTAGACAATCATCACGTATATTTTCACGCCAATGAAGGTCCACAAACAGATTTTCTTGCTGCTGGTGAAAAAGATGTGTTATATGGTGGAGCTGCCGGTGGTGGTAAATCATATGCAATGATAGTTGACCCATTAAGATACGCACACAAGTCAGCACACAGAGCTTTAATACTTAGAAGGTCTATGCCAGAACTAAGAGAAATGATAGATAAATCTCGTGAACTATATCCACAAGCATTTCCCGGTGCTAAGTTTAGAGAAGTAGAAAAACTTTGGAACTTTCCATCAGGTGCTAAAGTAGAATTTGGTTTCTTAGAACGAGATGCAGACGTATACAGATATCAAGGACAAGCATATAGTTGGATAGGATTTGATGAGATAACTCATTTACCTACAGAGTTCTCATGGAACTATCTTGCTTCTCGTCTTAGAACAACAGATAAAGAAATACAAACATACTTACGCTGTACTGCTAACCCCGGTGGTGTTGGTTCGCACTGGGTTAAGAATAGATATATAGAACCTAGCGAACACAACAAAAGTTTTTTAGGTAAGGATGGTTTAACTCGTAAGTTTATTCCTGCTAAGTTAGCTGATAATCCTTATCTTTCAGAAGATGGTGTGTATGAGCAGATGCTTAAATCTTTACCACCAACTCAACGACAACAACTACTAGAAGGTAACTGGGATGTAGCTGAAGGAGCTGCCTTTACAGAATTTGAACCGTCTAAACATGTAATTACTCCTTTTGCTTTACCTATACACTGGGAAAGAGTAAAAGCAGTTGACTATGGATACGCTGCAGAAAGCTGTTGTTTATGGGGTATTATGGATATGAACGATAATACTTTAATAATATATAGAGAATTATACAGAAAAGGCTTGACAGGTGAAGAATTAGGTGCTATAATAACAGATATGGAGACCGAAGACCCTTTTTCAGT